TCAAGAAAATCTTAATTCTCCACAAAGATTCATTCTTGAAAATGCAAATATCGATACTTCATCAATTTCAGTAAGAGTTAGAGATACCCAATCATCAACATCATCTAGAAAATTTATTTTATCAAATAGTTTATTTGAAGTAACTTCAACATCTAAGGTTTTCTTTATTCAAGAAATTGAAGATCAAAGATATGAACTTATTTTTGGTGATGGAGTATTTGGAGAAAAGTTAGAAAACTTAAATTACATAGAAGCATCATATATTACTACCAGTGGTGAAGCAGGAAATGGTATTTCTAGCTTTACTTTCAATGGAAGACTATTAGATAACAATGGCAATTTAGTAACTTCCTCTATTTCATTAATTACCACAAATATTGCATCTCAATCTGGAAAAGAGATTGAATCAGTAGACTCAATTAAAAAATATGCTCCTAGAGTTTATGCTTCTTACAATAGAGCAGTTACAGCAGCAGATTATGAGGCATTAATCCCACAAATTTATCCAGAAACTCAATCAGTTTCTGCTTTTGGGGGAGAAGAACTCGATCCACCACAATATGGAAAAGTTTATGCTTCAATAAAACCATATAACAGTTCAGTGTTATCAACACAGGAAAAAAGACAAATTATAGATTCTATATTAAGAAATAGATCTATGGCGGGAATAACATTAGAAATTTTAGATCCAGACATATTGTACCTAAATTTGTTAGCGAATATTAAATATGATCCAACATCAACAAGAGACTCAGAAACAAAAATAAAAGAAGTAATCAACACAAAAATAAGAGAATATGCAGTTGAAAACTTTAGGGGATTTGATGATGATTATTATTCATCTGATTTAATTCCAGAATTATTAAAATTTCATCCAAGTATAGTTGGTGCTTCTACTACTGTTACTATGGAAAAAAGAATTTATCCAGAATTAACAAAGAGAAAAACTCATAAAATAGATTTTGGAAATGCGTTATATCATCCAAGACAATGTTATGATGTTCCAGTAGTTGAAAGTTCATACTTCAAGATGTTTGTAATACAAAATTCAGCTTTAGTTGAAAAAATATGTTATTTTGATGATGATGGTGATGGTAATATGAGAATATACACAACAGACAATAAAAATAACAAAATTTATATAAACAATAAGGCTGGAACTGTTGATTATAGTACAGGAATAGTAACACTATCAGATTTGATTGTATCTTCATTTGTTAATTCACAGAACTATATTTACTTTATTGCAACACCAAATGACGCAGATGTTTTCACAGATCATGATACAATTTTATCATTCGACACAACAATAAACAGAAATGTTTCAATAACACTTACTCCTGTATATAAAAACTCATTAAACAATGCGTCCTATTCAACTAGAAATAGTTCAAATTACACATCTGGTTAAACATGATACAATTACAAATTCTTTATCCACAACAAGATTCAACAGTTTATGGTGACGAATTAAAATTTCGTTACAAAGTTTTAAATAACTTAGAAAAATATAAACTTAGTAAAATTGTTTTTGTAATAAACGATGGAGATGAAATTACATCCAATATAGGAAATGAATATACATTTCAAACATTAAAAACTGGTTCCTATGAGATAAAAGGTTATCTTTTAAATAAAAATAATGTAAAAATAGATGATACTGATTTTTCAGTTAAGTTTAATGTTGTAACAGAAAAATTTGAATCAAAAACACCAACATGGTCATTTGCTAAAACAAAATTACCACAGTTTATACAAGATGATTATAAAACATTTTCCAGATTCATAGAAGCATATTATGAATGGTTACACAAGTCAAACAACCCAATATTTACACCATTTACTTCTGAACAATTTTCTGACATAGACACAACACCAGAAATTTTCTTATCAAATTTTAGAATACAATATTTAAATGACTTCCCAGATAATATATTAAAATCTGGTGACAAAAATATAAGAACAATAATTAAAAATATTAAACAATTTTATAGATCTAAAGGTTCTGAAAAGTCCTTTAGATTTTTATTCAGATTATTATACAACACATATGTTGATTTTTACTACCCAAGAAATGATTTGATAAAGAGTTCTGGTAATTTGTGGATAGAAAATGTTGGAATAAAAGTTAAAAATATAGATCTTAAAACAGCCTTTTCATTAAAAAATGCAATCATTTATCAACTAGACAACAATAAAATAGTATCATCTGCAAGAGTAGTTGAAGTTGTTGTTCAAAGAATAAAAAATGCAGATTTAATTGAACTCTTTATAGCAAATGTTGTTGGTGAATTTGATGCTAATAAAGAAGTTTATAGTGATATGTTGATTAATGGTAAAAAAGTAAAAGTCTCTATGGATTTATTACCAGTTGTAAGCAGTGTTAATATAACAAGCAAGGCACTAAAGGTTGGTGACCCAATCTATTTACTAGATTCTACAGATTCAATAAGTGGAACTGGTTTTTATGCAATTATACAGGATGTTGATCCAAAGGGTAGAGTTAAGAGGTTACAGATTATTGACTCTGGTTATAATTATTCTGGTTCACATTCTTTACATAAGAAGAATAAAAACGGTTCATATACACAAATATCAGGAACATATCAGATAGGTGTTATGACAAAGTATCCTGGATATTATAAAACGATATCATCATCTCCGTCTTCTAGAGGAAAACTACAAGATAATAGAAAATACCAAGAATTGTCCTATGTTCTAAAGGTTGAAGAAAATATATTAAATTATGCGGATATTGTTAAAAGACTAGTACATCCTGCTGGTGTTGGTTTGTTTGGAAGTTATTTAGTAAAAAGAGATGAACAAATAGCATCGGTCAGTTCAAGTAAAACAAATCTTTATTATCAAGGTTTTATTGGAAACTATTTACCATACACATTTAACACAATTAAAAATTTAAGAAATGATTCATACCCAAATGCAGACCCTGTTCTTTATCCATCTGGTATGACTGATTTATATCCATCTGGTTTTGATCCAACACAAACCATACCAGACGAAGAAACAGCAACACAAGAACATAATGTTTCTCTTGGAACAAGACAAGAAACTGGTGTTTTTGATTTGAATTTTTCTTATATTCCAAATGTTCAGGATAAAAATAGTATAAATGATTATTGGATTGTTTTCCCCAACCCAAATACATTACTAAATAATTCTGATGCCATAAAAGAAATAAAAATAAGAGATTTCTTAAGAATACCACTAACCGATTTACCACAAAGTACTAATTAAAATGATAAAGACAAATTTAAAAAATTCATTAATACAGTCTTTTTATGACAAGTTTTCTGCATTTTCTGATGTTAAAAATTATCTTTTTATTGGTAAAGTAACAGAGTGGGACAATGAGCAATCGCCCCCAAATGCAAGTGATTCTTTAAATGAAGAATTAGAAGCATGGAGAAATATGTTACTATGTAAAACATTATCTTCAGATGATGTCGCTTTTGTGATAAAAAGAATAAATTGGGAGTTTGAAAAGGTCTTTGACCAATATGACGATTCTATAGAATTATATTCAGATACAGAAAACTATAATTTTTATGTCTTTACTTCGGACAAAAATGTATATAAGTGTATTAGCAATAATAATGGTTCTGAATCTACATTTGAACCATCGGGAACAAGCACAGATAATATAATAACACAAGATGGTTACATATGGAAATATATGTATTCCGTAAGACCAGAGTTGGAAGACTTCATTACAGAAGAATATATTCCAGTTGAATTATTAGATGAACTATTTTATACGGATCAAAGAGCACTGCAATTAAATGTTCAACAAGATGCAAAACAAAATAAAAATGGTTCTATAACATCAATACAAATAACTCAAACTGGTGCAACTTATCCATTCGCAATAGACTATGATTCAGATCCAGAAGATCCATCAATGTTACCACAACACATTGTCCAAGAAAATGTAAGTGTTGGTTCTACAACAATAAAATTAAATCCACTAACAAATATAAGCAAAGTTAATGACATATTTAAAGACGATTATGTTGTCTACATAAGTTCTGGTACTGGCTCAGGTCAAGTAAGAAGTATAACTGGATACACTGGAGAATCTGCTACTGCAACAGTTTCCCCTGCATTTACAGAACAAATTGCTGCTGGTGCATATTATAAAATATTACCTAAAGTTGTAATAGCAGGAGATGGCAACAATGCAACAGCAATTTCAGTTTTAAATCCATTGACAAAATTTATAGAAAGTATCACAATATTAGATGGTGGTAATAATTATCGCAAGGCAACTGTTACAATAAAAACAAAAAGAACAAATGATAAAGAAATTACCAAAGCAAGAGCGATATTTTCACCAGTCAATGGTCATGGTTATTCATCAGTAGTAGAACTTGGTTGTAGAGACATAATGATAAAGGCATTTTTTGATAAAGAGGAAATTCAAAGTAATAATTTCTACAATGATTATAGACAAGTAGGTATTCTTCAGGATCCAGAATTACTTGGTGTAACGACACCAAAACAAAAATACACATTAGACATTGAAAATATAAATGCGACAACTGCTATTAAATTAAGTGGTAATTATTCTTCGTTCATAACAATTTTACAAACAAATCCAAATTTAATAGTAAAACAAGGATCTGATGATAATTTGAGTCAAGCACAAGGAACTTATGTCAGTTTTGATTCGGCAACACAAACATTAATATTGAAAACTGTTAATGGAAAGTTCATGAATTATCCAGCATCTACTGTTTATCCTTTGGTAATTGAGGATCATCCGTCTACAGGAAATGATACATATTATCCTTCAATTACTGTTGTAGATGCAGCACCACTAAATTATTACAGCGATTTAACTTTTGAGATGGATGATGTTGTTTTAGGAGAGGATTCGAAAACAACAGGCATAGTTCTCGACTGGAAACCAACTTTCTTTGGAACTGATGGTAAATTAGTATTAACTGATTTAAGTGGCACATTTGACGAATCATATTATAATGATGCTGGTACACTCATAAATGGAGAAAGAATAATTGCTTTTTCTGGTATAAGTATGACAACTGGTATATCAGGATTCAATGAAAATAAAGTTGGTGTTATAAAAAATGTATCAAAGTCTGGATTAACAGAAGGTAAGAATAGTTACAGAACAACCACAGTTTTAACATTGAGATCTATTAGTTCTCCAGGTAGTGATTTACTATCACCATCAGATTTTTCTGAGGATGATTTTATCAAACAAGAGTCATCTGGAGCAACTGGAATAGTTGTTTCTTGGAAAGTCTCGGAAGATTTAACAACTGGAACTTTAATATTAACTGGCACTGATGGATTTTTTGACCCAACACCCACATCTGCTCAGAAAATATTAAAATTAATAGATGGTACTTATACATCAACTTATAAAGACTTTGAGATTGGGGTTTGGGATTTCCCATTGTTACCCGAAGTTTCAAGGTATTCTGGGAAAATGTTATACATAGAAAATATAAGACCAGTTGTTCGTGGTGATGATCAAATGGAAGAATTTAAAATAATAATAGGACTCTGAGGTAATTAAATGGCATACAAACACACAGATATATTGTCCGGCTCGCCCTATAATGACGATTTTACAGATACAAAGAATTTCTTAAGAATTCTTTTTAAGCCAGGATATTCTGTTCAAGCAAGAGAGTTAACACAACTACAAACACTTCTTCAGAATCAAGTGTCAAAACTTGGTAGTCACATATTTAAGAATGGTAGTTTGGTCTATGGTGGTGTTTCAACTTTGACAGAGTGTAAATTTCTCAGAGTTAAGTATACAGGGTCAGATCATACCGAGTTAAGAGGAAAAG